CAGAAGCGTACCGACTGCTTCCACGACATCGCCAAGTTCAAGCGCATCTACAAGGTCGAGCTGAACGACGCCAACGTGGGCGGTGCGGTGCGCAAGATCGGCTACATCGACCTGCTGAACATCGCCGACCCGGCCAAGCTCGCGCGCAAGCCGCTGAACGACGGCGTGCTCAAGTTCCCGTTCTTCACCATCGAGAACGTCGACGTGGTGGACGCCACGCACATCGTGGTCGGCAACGACAACAACCTGCCGTTCTCCAGCAGCCGCGAGCCGAACAAGGCCGACGACAACGAGCTGGTGCTGCTTGAAGCGGGGGCGTTGCTGCAGGCCAAGTAAAAAAAGCCGGAGCTTTACAGGTCCGGCATCTCTTTCTCTAGAACACAATCTCCGCGACGATGCGAGCGACCTGTCGTTCCACCAGGCGGTGCTCCGTGGCCAGCGCACGAACCGATTTTCCGGTGCTGAAATCTGTTCGAATCTGCTCGTTGCGAATCGCGTCGAAGGCGCGCTGCGCCTTCGGCAGCACGAAGCGCAGGCCAGTGCCATCGACCGCATATTCCGCGCTGAGAACGCTCAGCTTGTCGAAGCCGATCAATTCCGCGAACGGGTGGTCCGGCGCCGGACGGGCCGGGATGTAGATGCGCAGGCCGCCGTAGTGCTCGACAAGGCGCAATGTGGCTGGCAGACCAATCAGCCGCACAAACTCCCGCAGCCGAGGAGGTAGCAGGTCGCAGGCCACTGCGGTGCTATTCACCGCTGCGCGCTCTGCAGCCGCGCTACCATCTCTGCCGCTATCAGCGCGCGGCGGCAACTCTATTTCGTTCCGTGGAAACGGCGTCCTGTTGATGAACTCAGGAGGACTCATGCGAGTGTGTTTCGAGGTTTCGCATGCGTTCATACAGCGGCCACATCCAGGTTGATGGGCGCGTATTCACCGGTGGTGTCGTCGCGTTCGTAGAAGCGGATGTAGGGCTTGGTGCTGGCGATCTTCATGCTGTCGCCAATCGCCTTCATGGCCTGCTGCCATTTCTCGTCGGCGATGTCGTGACGGCGAAGGCCGAGCACGCGGGCAGTGCTGATCTTGCCTTGCTGGTCGACTTGGAACGCGTCGTTCACCAGCACCTTGATGTTCGCGTTGCTGCCCTTGCTCCAGCCTTGGATGCATTCATCGATCAGTGCCTTGGCGGCTTGCAGTCGCTCATCGAAGACGACCGTGTCCTGCATGCGACGCTCGACTTTGTGCTTGCCGTCGAAGCTCACCAATGTGACATTGCCCTTTTTTCCGCCTTTTTTCACGTCGTAAGCGGCCAGACTGCGCTCGATGAACTCGTGCACCGCGTTCATGGCCGACAGCTTGAAACCGATCAATGCCGCGCTTTGCCTGCGCGCCTGCTCGCAAAGTTCGCTGACGACGGCATGCCGGTCCTTGTCGATCGGCTTGATCTTCGACACCGGAATTAATGCGTCGTTGGCGTCCCTCCAGTATCCGGGGTGGTGTGCGATGGCTTCTTGCATGGTGTGTCCTCTCAGAAGTTAACGTTGCCGATGGAGTTGTTCTTGGGAAAAGGGTGGGTTGCCCGAGCCGCATCGCTCACCGCGAGTCCGCCCAGTAGCAGGTGCGATGGCCCAGCAACAGGCTGGGAATTCGGGCGAAGTCCGTTGCGCCGGGCCGCACGACGCGCGGGGTCTCGGGTTCATAGACGCTGGAGTCCAGTCGCAGCACCCTGCGGGCTGCCGCGATGCCTCCCGCCAGCGGCCCGGGGCCTAGCCTCCAACGCGACCGGCCGCCAATCGTCACGCTGTGGACGTGGCCTCCCCTGGCCAGGGTGGCCAACTGCTGCCGCAGGGCGGCGCCACCGGGGTCGGGCCGATAGCCTGCAACGCGTTCGACCAGCATGCGTTCGAGTTCCTTTGCACAAGCCACTCCATGCGCTTCCAGGTGAGTTGCGACAGCCCGCCGGACTTTGCCCGCGAGTTCGCGATCGTGTGCCGCGCTGGTCATCGGAGGTCTCCACGCGGTGCCGCTGGAGGCGTCGCTCCGATGTCGCGCAGCAGGGAATAGCGCTTCATGCCGTCCACGCGCCTCGCCTCCACACGCACGGCTTGCGGGCAGCGCCGCGCCCATGACAGCATGAGCGCACCGGCCTGGCGCCGGTCTTGTGCGATGTCGCCGTGGGTGCCCAGCAGCAAAGCGGCGGCTTCATCGGCCGTCAGTGCCCGACGGATGCGCAGCAGATTCCACAAGCGTGTGGCGAACGGGTCTGCATCGAGAACCTCCGCGCCGGGCACTGCCGTGTGCGTAGCCGCCGCGTTCTGTTCCTCTTCGCTCCGGCGATCCGCCAAGGCCATCAAGGCCTTGGCGACAAACCATTCGGATGTCGTGCTTTCCATCACGCACCCCCTGCCAGGCGCGCAGGCCCCAGGGTTTTGACAAAACCTTTTCTCACAGTACATTTCTCCTCGCTTGTGGCACTGCTTGTTTCACCGGCACGCCCGATGAAGGCTGCAACCTTCATCGGGCACTCTTCAAACGTCCTTCTCTTCGTCCCTTCCGCTAAGGCGCCGCCCGTTCGGATTGCGCGTCAACGCGATGCCTCGGTCACGTGGCCGCAGATAGCGGCTTGGCCAGATCACCTCTGGAGCCACCCCCAATGCGCGGGCGACGATGTATTCGGCGCCAACCCAGGGACGGTTCAAAACCTCGTTGATATGGGCGTATCCGTGTTCTTTTGCTAACTTGGACAGGTTGGTTCCACTCATTTCCAGCGCTGCTTTAACCTGGGCGGGGTGCCAATCCATCAAAATAACTCATTTCATGTCGATGATGGCAATCATACACATGATTTGAGTTTGTGCAACCAATAAAAACACATTTGAGAATATTCCGGTTCGCACAAACATGATTTGGGTTGCGAATCTACTCGTGTGTGTCTAAGATGTGCGTGTTCGCACAAATCAAAGTTATCGTGACGTCGCCAATCAACACTCCACTCGACGACACCCACATAAAGGCTCGCGTCGGCGAGTTGGCCCTTGCGCAAGGCGCGCGGGTGCGTGATCTACGCAAGCAGAAGGGGCTCACCATTGATGACCTCGCACAGCGCAGCGGGCTCCACTTCAACACTGTGGGCCGCATCGAACGCGGCGTGAGCGACGCCAGCCTCGAGCAGTTGTATGTGATCGCACTGGCGCTTGGGGTCGACCCCTCGGAGCTCAACCCGTTTCAACCTGCCCACCCTCCCGTCCAGTCGTCAAGCGGGTTGGACGATGAGGTCTTCGTCCTGGTCGAACTGCTCGACGTGCGCGTGAGCGCTGGCAACGGCGCCATCAACAGTTCGCAGGAACACATGGGGCGCTTTGCTTTCAGCCGTTCATGGATGGCGCGCAAGGGCGTGAAGCCGGCCAACGCCCGCATCGTTCACGCGCGGGGCGACTCGATGGCCGACAAGATCAACAACGGCGACATCCTGCTGGTCGACACCGCGACCAAGTCGCTCGACCAAGACGGCGTGTACGTGATTCAACTCGAAGGCCATGATTACGTGAAGGTGCTGCAGCGCGACTTCTCCACCGGTGGACTTCAGATCATCAGCTACAACCCCGCATACAAGCCGCAGGTGCTGAGCGCCGAGCAGGCCGCGGAACTGCACATCAGTGGCCGCGTCGTCTGGCACGGCGGCGAAATCTGACGTACCGCCAGAGCACCGAAGTCTCGGAAGCCGCGCCTCCCTGAACAGCTGGCCGACGCATGTCGGCCTCAGCCGTTTGCCCCCTTCGCCCGACCATTCGGGACATGGGCAACGAAACTTCTCGAATCTTCTCCAAGCGGCGGCGGCATGAGCGCGGCGAGGCTCCCCGGCAATTGCTGGCGGTGCTCGCGCTCAGCGCAGCCGGACTGATCGGCATCGTCGCGCGCGAAGGCTACAGCGACAAGGCCTACCCCGATCCCGTGCACGGCACGGCCGTGCCGACCATCGGCTTCGGCACGACCGGCGGCGTGCGCATGGGCGACACCACGACCCCCATTCCCGCGCTGCAACGTACGTTGCGCGACGTGCAGGTCCACGAGGGTGAGTTCAGGCGCTGCGTCAAGGTGCCGCTGCACCAGCACGAGTACGACGCGTACGTGAGCCTGGCCTACAACATCGGCATCTTCAACTTCTGCACCGGTGGCCAGAAAGGCCGCACCTCGGTACTGGTGCAGCGTCTCAACGCAGGCGACTACGCCGGCGCGTGCAAAGCCATCCTTGGGTGGAAGTACGCGGGCGGGGCCGATTGCTCGGTGCCAGGCAACAAGATCTGCGCAGGCGTCTGGAAAGATCGCCTGAAGCTGCACGCGCAGTGCATGGGGGATGCGCCATGAGCCTGACCGCCAAGGCTTGGGCGGGCCTCATCGCCGGCCTCTCGGCGGCACTGCTCCTTGCAGCCGCTGGATTCGCGATCCACGGTGCGGGCCGAATGCAAGAGCGCGCTGCCTGGCAGCAGAAGGAAGCGCAGCGCACCACACAAATCGCATCGGAGCTGCGCGCCGAGTACGAACGTGGGCGCGCCGCGTCGGCGCAATACCAACTCGGGGCCAATGCCCTGCAAGCCCGCTATCTCTCTCTCGGAGGCCCGGCTCATGAACTACGTCATCGCACTTCCCTCGTCATTCCCTCCGTCGCGCCCGATTGCCGCACCAGCCAGCCTGTCCGTCCTGCCTCGGCCTTGGCCAAAGAGGTGCCGGCGGATGTTCGGGCGCCGGGCGGAGAACAGCCGGCCGATGGTCGCAGTGCTGCTCGTCTCAGTCGTGCTGCTGTCTGGTTGTGGAACAGCGCCCTTGCGGGCTCCGACGTACCCGCAGGTGCCTGCGGACTTGCTGACACCTCCATCGAAGCCTGTGCTGTTGATGCCGGCGTCACGGTCGACGATGCCTGGATCAACCACGACATCAACGCCAAGTCATGCGCCGCGGACCGGCTCCGTCATCGCGCGCTGATCGAGTTCCTTACAGAAAGATCCGTCCCATGAGCGAAACCCACGCACGCACGCAGGAGTTGCTTCTGCTCGGCCAGATCCACGGCTTGGTGCAGGCCCTGAAGGACGGGCAAGACCGGCAGAACCGTCGCATGGACGGCTTCGACACGCGGTTCGACGGGCTCGACGGCCGGCTGCGCAAGGTCGAGCAGCGCGCGGCTGTGTTCGGCGCCGCATCCGGCGGAGCCATGGCCGTCGGCACGGCGCTGCTCGGCGAGGCCATCAAGCAGTGGTTCCGCAGCGGTCCGGGCGTCACTTGATGCATGGGGCCGGCGGATGTCGGCCTCAGCTATTCGAGCCTTCACCGCGACAGTTCATACATGCACCAGCGAAGCGATTGATGCATGTTTTCACAACAAGCGTACGACCCCCTACACACCGATTGGAGTCCAGGCATGAGCCGTCTCGATATTCTCCGCAGCGCCATCGTTCAGACGCTGAACGCAGTGCCTCAGGTCGGCCGCGTTCATGACCGCGAGCGCTCGTTGCCCGACGAAGCAGCGCTGCGCTCTCTCTTCCTGTACGAACTGCCGGGCGGCGGCCAGCAACTGCGTGGATGGTGGCTGCGGCGCACCGCCACCGAGGAGCGCAGCGTCAACACCGGCCGCACGATGAGCGTCGACGCATGGACCCTGCAGGGCTACCTCGCCTTCGATGACGCAGCGGCCTCCGAGCTTGTCTTCGACGCGATCGTCGAAGACATCCGCGATGCCGTGCGCGCCGATCCGACCTTCGGCGGCGCATGCGCCACCGGCCCGCTCGCCGATGACAAGCGCACCGACGGTGTGCAGGTCGACGGCACTGGCCTCGTCACCTTTTGCGGCGTGCGCTGCCACGGCGCCGCGCTGCAGTTGCGGACCTGGCGTTATCTCTGACGGTTCGCCGGCAGATCCTTCTCGCTTCCCTTTATTTCGACAACCTCAACCACCACCAACGGAGAACGCCGACATGGCAAAACTCATGCGCAAGATGGCCATCCTGGCCAAGGCTGAAACGGTACGCGGTACCGACGCCGCACCCACCGGCGCGGCCAACGCGATCCTGGTCAGCGAAGTCACGCTGACCCCCATCGAGGGCGACGTTGTCCAGCGCGACAACGTGCGCCCGTACTTCGGCTCGCGAGGCTCCGTGCTGGTCACCCAGTACAGCAAGATTGCCTTCTCGGTCGAGATCGCGGGGGTGGCTGCTGCCGGCGACGTGCCCGGCTATGCCACTCTCATGCGGGGCTGTGCCATCGCCGTCAACACGGCTCCGGGCGTCAGCACCACCTTCGCACCGACCACCGATGCACTCGAGTCGCTCACGATCTATGGCAACGTAGACGGCACTGTCTACAAGATGACTGACGCGCACGGCAACGTGAAAGCGACCATCGACGCCAAGGGCATCCCCAAGTGGCAGTTCGAATTCACCGGCCTGTTCGTCCCCGCTGAAGACGCGCCGCTGCCGGTAGCGGACTACACCAAGTTCATGGACCCGCTGGGCGTGAACAAGACCAACACCACGCTCACGCTGGACGGTCTCGGCGTTGCAGCCAGTGCCTTTAGCTTCGACGCAGGCAACACCGTCGTCAAGCGAGATCTGATGACGGTGGACTCTGTAGAGATTACCGCGCGCGTGTCGACCGGCTCAGTGACCTTCGAGAACACCTCCGTTGCAACCAAGGACTGGATCGGCATGGCGCGCGCCAGCCAACGGGTCAATCTGGCGCTCAAGCACGGGCAAGGCACCACCAATGTCGTGGAGTTCCTGTCGCCTCGCGCGCAGATCGGCAAGCCGACCTTCAGCGATGTCGACGGCGTGCAGATGATCACGGTCCCGCTCGAGTTCGTGCCCACCGGCTCGGGCAACGACGAGTGGCTGATCGTCGTCCGCTGAGCTTCACCGACTACCTGCACAAAGGAACAGAAGAAGATGCCACAGAAACTCAAGATCGCCATCAAGCCGACCTTCGTCGCGCCCGTGGTCATGCGCGTGCCAGGCGATGGCCAGGTCGAAGAGGTACGCTTCAGCGCCGTCTTCAAGCGCCTGACCAAATCCGACAACGACATCCTGCAGTCGCGCCTGGACGGACGCACGCTTACCGACAGGGAGCTGCTCGACATGGTGCTGGCCGACTGGAAGGACCTTGAAGGAGACGATGGCGCGCCCTTCATCTGCACCGCCGAGAACCGCGCGGCGGCGGTGGAGGAGTGGCCGTCGTTCGAGGCTGCCATTGCCTACAGCTACTTCGAATACGCCTACCCGGCCGCGGTAAAAAACTGAGAGGCGCCGCGCGCTCGGTCTCGATCCGGCCAGGCTCGTCTCTTCGACAGCCAACGGCGGCGGCCCGCCACCTTTCGAGCTTTGGCCCGAACACCAGGAAGCATTCGAGGTGTTCCATGCCTGCCGAACGCAGTGGCGGGTCGTCGCGGGTGCGGCGGGCGCGTGGTTCCAGGGGCTCGACTTCGGCGCCGTCGACGTCGCCATGAAGCGCCTTTGCATTCCCCGCGCACGCCAGCGCGAGGTGTTCCTGCAGCTGCAGGTGATGGAGGACGAGGGCATTGCAGTGCTCAACGTCTAGCGCAGCGCGGGCCCACCGGCCATCGAAGAAGCATGGGGCCGGCAGATGTCGGCCTTATTTTTTTCTCACTCCAAACGGACCATACAGACATGGCCTCTGAACAAACCACCGGAATCCTTGCAGCAGCAGGTACCTCGACAAGAGAAATGTCTACCGCTACGCACGCACTGAAGGAGTTGGCCGGCGCTGCCGGCGACGCAAACACGGCGATGACCGAGCTTCGGAAAAATCCGCGCGTCGAAATCGTTGTGAAGACGGTACGCCAGCTGGTCGGCGGTGCGGTCGAAGGCGCGAGAGAAGGCGCCGAGTACAACCGCGCGATCTCCGCGAGCGGCAACTACGCCGGCGTGACGAAAGACCAGCTGCGACGCATGGAAGTCGAGGTCGCAGGCGACACGGGAACGCGGGCGAAGGCGGCAGAAGCCTTGAGCGCCCTGGTTGCCTCTGGCAGGGTACAGGGCCGCGTTCTGCAAGAGGCGGCCACCGCAGCCGTGGAGATGAACCGGGTGACGGGTGTCCCTATCAAGGACGTCGTGGAAAAGTTTTCCAAGATCGCAGGCAAGCCCCTGGAACAATCCGCAGAGCTGAACAAGGAACACCACTACCTCGATTCGGCAACGGTCAAGCGGATCGATGACCTCGAAACCGGAGGCAAGGTCGAGGACGCAGCAGCAGTTGCTCAAAAAGCTTTTGCTGCGGCCTTGACCCAGCAGGCCCGACAAGAGGCCGCAGGCAAGACCCTTATTGATCGCCTGAGCCAGGCGGGGCGCGATCTCGTTGCACGTGTTCAAGACGTCCCGCGCAACCTCGGGCGGGGAACAACGCAGCAGGAAGACCACGATCGAGCCGCAACCAGGCGCGACAACCGCCTGCGCCACGACGGCGGAGCGGGATTGCCGATGGCCGAGACGCCAGCCGGGGCTGCTATCGGCCTGCCGCGGCGCCCGGCGTCGCCGGAATGGACTCAGGCGCCCGAGAGGGACCGGGAGGTGCGCTCGCTGCAAGCCCGGTCGGCGGCCTCGCGCGCTGAGAGCGCAAGGGGTGTCGACGCCGAGCTCAATGCGCGAATGGAAGCGAGAAACACGAACAAGGCCAGCAAGGAATTGGCATCTGCCAAGCCGTCGCCGCTTCGGGGCGGCGGGGCGAGCGCACAGCTCAACGGCATTCAGCTTCGTGTCGAAGTGACCTGCGGCCATGGCAAGGGCGCGGCGCCGGGCTCCCAGGAACAGGCGGGCGAAGCCGGTATCGGCAAGGAGGAGCCTGTGCCCACGGCCGGCGTGCCCGACGCAACGTCGCAGCCCGAGCAGCTTCTGACGCTGCGCCAGACCACGGAAGGTATCCGCGAGCAGACCGCCGCGCTGGAAGCGCAGAACGCGGTGCACGGCAAATCGAAGTCGGAACTGCGGGAACTGAACATTCTTCAGCTGGAGCGTCAGCTCCAGGATCTGGAAGCCACCGAGAGTGTCATTCCGGGCTATGTCGAAGCGCTGGGCGTGCGCATCGAAGCAGAGAAGGGACTGCTCAAGGTCACACGCGATGCCGAAGGTCTCGAGGCTGCCGAGAAGGACAAGAAGAAGAACGAGGACAAGGCCCGGAAGATGTCCGAGGACATCGGCGGCGCCTTCCGCGAGGGCTTCGTGAACCTGTTGGAGGGCAAGGAGAATGCCCTCGACAAGATGGGCGAGTCGCTCAAGAAGAAGATCGTTTCCTCGGTTGCCGACGCGCTCTATGACGCTTCGCTGAAGCCCGCGGTCGAGGCGTTCTCCGGCTGGCTCTCCGGAGCATTCAAGGGAGCTTCGTCGAGCGGTGGCAGCGCGGGTTCCGACTCGGGTGGAAGCTGGTTCGGCAGCCTCCTGAGCGGCGTGCTGGGCATCTTCGGCGTCGCAAGCGCGAAAGGAAACGTCTTCGCATCTCCCGGCCTGCATGCCTACGCCAACAGTGTTGTCGGAAAGCCGACGTTCTTCCCCTTCGCCAACGGCATCGGCTTGATGGGCGAGGCCGGGCCCGAAGCCATCATGCCTTTGCGCCGCGGCTCCGACGGCCGCCTTGGCGTGAGTGCCCAGGGCTCGGGTGGCGGCGGCTCGCTGCACTACGCGCCATCCAGTGTCTTCTACATCGATTCGAGATCCGATCGCGGCGCCGTGCTTGCCGATCTGGATCGTGCACTCCAAGCAAACAACAAGGGCCAAATGGAACAACTCAAGCGTCTGCGGGTGGTGCCCCAATGAGCATCGTCACCCTGCCCCACAACCTGCCGGTCAAGCGCCAGGACTTCGGCATCCAGACCTTCGACCTGAGCTTCAGCAGCGGCGACACCGGGTCGTCGCAAGTCGCGGTGCTGGCGCCGCCACGCCGCACCTGCGCGATCGTGAGCGAGGAACGAATTCCGCTGATGAATGAGGCCGCGATGTGGCGCAGCCTGGTGCATGCGCTGCGCGGCCAGGTCAACGTGCTGGCGGTGAGCGACATGCTGCAGCCCGTGCCTCGCGGCACGGCGCGCGGCGTGTGGACGGCGCTCGTGGCCCCGGCGGGCGCCTCTTCGCTGTCGATCCAGATGGGCGCCGCGCAAGCCGGCCAGACCCTGTTGCAGGGCGACTGGATCGGTGTCAACCAGGGCTCGGTCCAGCGCCAACTGCTGCACGTGCAAGCGGATGCCGTGGCCAACGCTGGGGGCCTGATCGTGGTCCAGATCGAACCCGTGCTGCGAGTGCCTGTCGCCGCCGGCAGCGCGGTGGTCTGGGACCGGCCGACCTGCCTCATGCGCAAGACCGACGCAAAAAACAACTGGTCTTCGGAGTCGCGCACGCAAGGCGGCTTCAGCCTCGACCTCATGGAGTCCTGGGAATGACCGTACCTGTCAACAGCGGCTTTCAGGCGACGGCCGGCTCGGCCGCTTACGGCGAACTCGCACTGGTCGAGCTGCAACTGCGTTCGGGCACTGCTCGCTACACCAACTGGCCGCTCAGTGTCCAGGTGATGGGCGAGACTTGGCAGGGCGTGGGCAATCTCGGTTCCATCGGCGAGCTGCACGAGAGCGAAGACGGCGCGGCCGAGAAGCTCACGCTGACGCTTTCGCCTGTCGATATCGGAACGCGGGCGCTGGCGCTCGGCGACCCGTCCGACTATCAGGACCGGCGTGTGCGCGTATGGATCGCGATGCTTGATGCCAATACGCTGCAGATCAACGGCGCGCCCGTGCTGCGCTTCGTCGGCGTGATGGACCAGATGAAGATCGATCGTGACGGCAACACCGGCTCGATCAGCATGGACTGCCGCACCGCGAGCTACGACGTTCGAAGCAACCCCGCCGCGCTGCGCATGAACAACGCGCAGCACCAGGCGCGGCATCCGGGGGAGCAGGGCTTCGCCTATCTCAACGGCCTTATCGGCAACCCGGCCATCTGGGTCAGCAAATGGTTGCAGGCCAATCTCCAGTATCGACAGACCCTTGGGGTGCACAGCAAATGAGCATTGATCTCGACACTTTCATCGACGCGCGGCGCCATGTCGGTTTCGCGTATTTCGAGCATGACTGCGCGACCATCGCAGCCGATTGGGTGCGCGAACGGCGCGGCAGCGATCCGCTGGATGCCCTGCGCGCCAAGGGTGGGGCATTGGCCCCAAAGAGGCTCTTAACGGCGCTGCGACACGTGCGTGCGGCGGGCGGCTTTGAGCTCACCGCGTCGGCTCTTTTAGGTCCTGCGCTCCCCGGACTAATGGCACAGCGTGGGGACGTGGTGCTAGTCAAGAGCGGTAGACACACGGGAAGAGTTTCAGGCTACTGCTTTGGCGTATGCACGGGATCGAGCATCGCAGCGCCCGGCAAGGCGCGGCTGGAGTTCTTGCCACTGACTGCGGGGGTGGCAGCATGGCGCGTCTGATTCGTTTCACTCTCGTTTTCGTGGGGCTGCTTGGCATTTGCTCCGCTGCGATGGCAGAGCCGGTCACAGGCATCCTTAGCTGGATCGGTTCGGCGGTAGGGGCGTCGGCCGCCTCGGCTGCTGCAGTGGGGGGAATGATCGTCAGCACTGCGGTCTCGCTGGTAAGCAACGCCTACGCCTCCTCGCAAGCCAAGAAGAAGGCCCGCCAGGCTGCAGCCCGGAAGCTTGCGGAGGATGTGGCCAACCTGCGCGACCGCACGACCACCGTCGTGAGTTCGGAGTCTCCCTGGCCCACGATCTACGGTTCACCCGCTCCGGTAGGCGGCTCCATCGTCGCGGTGCTCAACAGCGGACCGATGGACCAGTTCAAGCACGTCCTGATCGTTTTCGCAGCTCATGAGTGCGAAGCGATCGACGAGATTTTCATCGAAGGCACTTCCGTTGGGCGCCCGAACGCCGCCGGCTGGACCGATGGCCCCGAGTTCCAGATGCCGCCCCTGTTTACGGGATGGCCTTCGGAAGGGCCTTCGGTCAACGTGCAGTTCCACACGTCGCCGGGCGGCGTCGACACGGCCGACAGCTTGATGCGTTCGTCGCTCGAGCAAACCTTTCCGGGCCAGACGCTCTGGACCGAGCAGCACCGCCTGAGCGGCTACACGTATGCGGTCGTCACGCTCAATCTGCTGTTCGATCGGTTCCAGGGTGGCATTCCCCAGATCACGGCGAAGATCCGCGGCAAGAAGATTTACGATCCGCGCACCGGGCAGACGACGTATTCGCGCAACCCGGCGCTTTGCCTGGCCGACTTCTTGCAATCCGAGGCCGGCTATCTGGCGGCGCGGGACCAGATCGATGAGAACGCGCTCATTGCCGCGGCCAACGCGTGCGACCAGGCCGTCTATGGCGCGCAGGCAGCGAGTGATCTGGTGAACTACGGCGGCTCGCAAGCGCTGTATGTTTGCGACGGCATGTTCCGTTCCGACCAGGACCGCGAGTCGACACGACAGCAGATCGAAGATTCGATGGCCGGCTTCAGCCTGGAGTCGGGTGGTGTGTGGCGCATCCAGGCGGGTGCCTGGTCAACGCCGGTACTCAACCTCACCGACGAAGACATGCTGTCGCCCACGGCCGTGGTCCAGACCGCCAACCCGGGTACCAGCCGCTTCAATGGCGTGCGCGGAACCTATGTCAATGCCGTGCGCAACGGCGTGAGCGAGGACTTCACACCGTTCCAGAACCCGAGCTTCCGTGCACTCGATGCCAAGGACAAGTTCACCGACATGGCGCTGGCGTTCACCGGATCGCACGTGCGCTGTCATCAGATCGCCCGAGTGGTGGTCGAACAGAGCCGCGGCGGCTTCGTGTTGCGCATTCATCCCAAGATGCTGGCGTGGCACCTGCAGCCTGGCGATCGCATCGTTCTCACGAGCGCGCTATATGGCTTTGCCAACAAGACGTTCCGCGTGACCGACTGGACCTATGCGCGCAACGCGCCGCTGTCGCTGCTGGTGATCGAGGATGTGCCGGCTTACTATGACCTGGCGGACGAGGTGCAGGCGGATGCTGCGCCCAATACCAACCTTCCTAGCCCGTTCCTGCAGCCGCAGGCGCCGCTGGACCTGGTGGTGCAGAGCGGCGAGGAACAGCTGGTGCAGCAAGGCGGCACGCTGGTCGTGCGCGCCAAGGTGAGCTGGTCGGCTTCGACCGAGGCGGCGGTGGTGCGCAACGGCATGGTGCGCGTGCAATGGCGGTCGATCACGCCGGTGGGCGAATGGCAGACGCAAGATCTGCCAGGCAACGCGACGCAGACCTATCTCCTTGGCCTCGAGGTCCATGGCGAGTATCAGGTGCGTGTGCGTTTCATGACGCCCTACGCAGTGAGCAACTGGACGACGGTGACGCACAGGCTGCAAGGACCTAGCGAGTTCCCCGACGATGTCGCAGGCTTGAGCTTGTCGGTTGAGCCGGCTGGAGTGGTCGCGCGGTGGTCCGCGCCCGTGGGGCTCAATCTGCTGGACTGGGGAGCAACGCAGATCCGTGTCGGAGTGTCCTGGGAAACGGCCATCGAGCTTTTCACCGGAAAGGCGCTGTCCGCGAACATCGGCTGGCTGAACGCGGGCACGCAGAAGGTCTGGGCGGCGCATGCGAACACGCAGGGTGTATGGAGCGTCCCGGTGGCTGCGACCATCGAGATTCAGCCGCCGGCTCAGCCAATCGTGCACGGCGAGGTGTGGGGCGCGCAGATCGAACTCGCCTGGCAGCCGTGCGGGACCACGCAGCCTATTGGGGCATACATCGTCAAGGTGGGCCCGACGCTGGCGGAAGCGATCGAGATCGGTCGCACCAGCGCACTCAACTTCGTGCGCACCGAGCCGATTGCCGGGACGCGGCTCTATTGGGTCATCGCGTTGGACGCGGCAAGCAACGCAGGCGATGCGGGCTACGTCGAGCTTGCCTCGTTGCCTTCGATCGACGATGCGATCAAGGAGCTGCAGGAAGGCCTCGACGAGCAGGTGGCCGATCTGCTGAACATCAATTCGGGCATCAGCGAGCGCTTGATCGACGAGGCTATCGAGCGCGACACGGCAATCACGCATGTCGAGAGAGTGGTCACCGATACCGCCGAGCAGTTGGCGCAGCGCATCGACATCGTTTCGGCCCGCGCCGTCGGTTATGTTCGCGCCAACTTGGTCTTCAACGGCGGTTTTGAGTTCGATCTCGACAAGTGGGCGCAGCAGGGCAATGCCTGGGACATGGTGGAAGACGACTGGGGCGCGTCGGCGCGGCTTCAAGCGAACGCCCCGGCCGCGGGCCGGCTGGTCAGTGCCGGCTTTACGGTCAAGCCGGGCACCTGGTATGCCGGCTCGGGCGACTCGATGTTCGAGAGCGATGCCGGCCAGAGCGGCTTTGCGCTGGAGTTCTTCGATGCCGCCGGCGCCTCGCTCGAAGTCACCAGCAATCTGAAAGCGGGTCGCCACGGATTCATGAACGAACAGCTTCGGCGCAATGACTTCGCCGTGGAAGCGATCGCACCGGCTGGCGCGGCCATCGGCAAGGTCGTCTTTCTCTGGAACGGCTACGCCGCTGGCGGTGGAATCGGTGTTCGCTTCGTGAAGGCCGAGCAGGGACGCTTTCCAGTCACGCCCTATACCTCCGAGGCCAGCGACCGCGGCGCCGTGGCTGCCATCCGCAACGAAGTGACTGCGCGTGCGACAGCCGATGCGGCGGAAGCCTTGGAGCGCGGCTCGCTGACGGCCCGCGTCGGCAAGGCAGAGACTTCAGTCGATACCGAAAGGCAAGCGCGTGTCGATGCAGACGGCAAGTTGTTCTCGCGGTGGGGCGTGAAGCTGACCACGGACAACAAGGTCTCCGGCGTCGTGATGAACAACGACGGGCGCGACAGCGACTTCACCGTACTGGTTGACAAGTTCGCAATTGCTCAAGCAACTCCCAATGGCGTGACCAGGTACCCGTTCGTGGTGGGCTCCGTGGCAGGAGCAGCGACCGTGGGCATCGATGGAACGCTGGTCGTGGACGGCTCCATTCTTGCGCGCTCGATCAACGTCGACCGGCTTTCGGCAATAACCGCAAGGCTTGGGTATGTGAATGCAGGCCAAGTCGATATCTCGGGCGACGGTGTCGGCGGCTGGGGGTACTTGCGCAGCGCCAATAAATGGATTGGTGATGGCGGCTGGGGCTGGGTCCTCGCGCGCCACAGCGGCGGCGAGACCTTCGTCGAGATGCATTGCAACGGCATGGGGCTGCAGATGCAGAACAGCACGGGGCGCTTCCGGCTCTGGGGACCGGGCTTCAATCTGCAGAACGAAGGCTTGACGATCAACCAGGTCGACGTGATCGACACGATCAACCTCCGCGGGCAAGCCGTCACGGTTCCGTCTTTCGCAGCTTCTGCCTCGAACACGGTGACTTTGAACCACTACGTGCCAGGCGGCGTGCCGCTGGACACCTTCGTGCTGGGCTCTGTGTTCGTTATGCAAACCGCCTTCGTCTCCATCTCTGTCGATGGAGCCTCACGATGGACCGGCGCTGGCATTGCCGGCAGCACGGTGACCGGGGGCATCCAGGTGACCCTGAACCCTGGCTGGCACACGCTCACCATTTCCACGCTCGCCACTTCAGGCACCGCCGGATCTTCCATTTATGCGCTGTCCACGCGCCGCTGAAAACCATGCCTCATTTCACTGTCTACAACACCCGCACGGGTGAGATTCGTTGCACCGGCACGCAAGCCACCATCGAGTGGTGCCATGCCCAGGCCGGGCCTGGCGAATCCGTCTACTTGGGAGCCGCGCCACCGGGTTCATACGTTCGCAACGGCGTTCCGGCGTTGCTCCCGGAGCGGCCGAGCGCGCACCACGTCTTCGACTGGTCCACGCATGTGTGGTACGACCCCCGCACACCGGACGAGCTGAGACAGCAGCTCAAAGGAGCAATTGCCGAACAGCGCTGGAAGGCTGAGACCGGAGGCCTGACGCTGCCGAGCGGTGTGCGCATACGCACGGGGCGCGAGGACCGCGCGGCATTGATGGAAACGCTTGCCGGCATGAAGGCGGGAGTTGCCGAGGTCATTCATTTCAAGACCATCGACGGTTTCGTGACGCTCACGCATGAAGAAGCTGAAGTCCTTGCACGCGCTATTTCGGCCCACGTGCAGCGCTGCTTCCTGGCCGAGAGCGCAGCCCACACCTTTATCAACGCGCTCGATGACGCCGACATCCCGGCCAGCTGCGATCTGGCCGACTTCATGGGCTGATATCCCATCCATTCACCCATCCACCCACTCTTTTTTTAACCAACTCAACCCAGGAGCCTCGAATGGCCTATTCACCCGCATCCGCCAACGCCTTCATCAAGCTGATTCTTCTTGGTACGCCGATTGCCGGCCTTGCCGACAACGCGGCAGCAAGTCCGTTGACGGATCTCTACATCAGTCTTCTCACCGCCGCACCTGGTGCCGGCGCCACTCAGAGCACGAACGAGTTGGTCTATCCCGGCTATGCCCGCGTGGCCGTGCCGCGCAGCCCGGCCGGATGGTCGATCATCGGCAACGAGGGCTTCCTGGTGAACGCGCTCGAGTTCCTGGAAGTGGCAGGTACGGCGACTGGCACGGCCACGCACCTGGGGATTGGCACGGCCGCAGTCGGCAGCGGGCTGCTGCTGCTGCACGGCGCGCTGACGCCGGTCATTCCGATCCAGGCCGGTGTGGTCCCCCGCTTGAAGACGTCGACCAAGGTCGCGTTCCTTACCAACTGAGCGGCGCAACGCGATGGCACACAAAACAGCCGACCGCATCCTGGAGTCCAGCACCACCGTGGGGTTGGGCGCCTTCGCCCTGGAGGGCGCTGTCGACGCTTATCGACCATTCTCTGCCGCCGGCATGGCAGAGGGCGATACCTGTCACTACATGATCAACGCGGTCGACTCTGTCGGCCGCCCCACCGGCTTGTTTGAACTGGGCCGGGCCACGATGACCAGTGGAGCGCTTGCGCGGTCGGTGGTCATCGCGTCGAGCAGCGGAGGCGCGCGGGTCGATTTTCCCGCGGGGCCCAAGCAGATCGGACTGACGGTTCTTTCCGCGTCCACCGATCAGCTGAAGGCCGATTGGCAAGAGGCGCTCGGTCTCGACCAGACAGGCATGGTCTGCTACTTTGCGCAATCATCCCCGCCGCCTGGCTATCTCAAGCGCAATGGCGCAGCGGTCTCCCGCACGACCTACGCACGCCTTTTCGCGAAGATCGGGACCACATACGGTGCGGGTGACGGTTCGACCACGTTCAATCTGCCAGACGGGCGGGGCGTGTTCGACCGGGGGCTGGACGAAGGGCGCGGCATTGATCCAGGTCGGGCGATCGGCACATTTCAGGATTGCACGAACCTTTCGCATACACACGGCGTCAACGACCCTGGGCATACGCATGGCATTTCAGACTCTGGCCACGCCCACGGGGTCAGCGATCCTGGGCATGCCCATGGCGCATGGACGGACGCACAAGGCTGGCATGGGCACAACTATTTGCGAGGTCATCTTTCGGGTGTGGGTGCCGGTATTGCCGGAACGCTCGGAAATATTACCGATGGCTACGAAAACTGGGGTAGCGACGGTGCGGGAAATCACGGGCACAACGTGAGCGTTGGCGTATCGGGTACCGGCATCGGAATACAAGCGTCAGGCACTGGAGTCCGCATCCACGCCGTAGCGACCGGCGCCTCGCTGGCCAACAGTGGCGGTGCGGAAGCCCGCCCCCGCAACTACGCATACCTTGCATGCATCAAATACTGACCATGAAAACCAAGATCGTTTATTCATTCGGACCGGATCGGATCTACATGGGCCCCGTCGTGCTCGACGAAAGCGACCTGTCGCCGGCCGATGACGACGAGGTCTGGCTCATTCCGGGCAACTGCCTGGAAACTTCACCACCCCCGGCTGCAGTGGGGAAGCGCTACTTTGCGGCGATCAATGGCATGTGGATCGAGGAGGATGCTCCGTTGCCGGAGGTTGTTCCAAACTCTCCCATGCCTGACCCGCCGGTGGAGGCGCCCGCTCCCGCTCCCGAGCCTCGTGAGGCCACCCGCGAGGAGCGGGCAGTCGCCCTGCGCAATGAAGTCCAGAAGTACCTCGACATGACAGCGGCCGCCTATGGCTACGACGACATCCGTACGGCAGTGACCTATGCCGACGAGCCCGCTGTTCCAAGGTTTCAGGCTGAAGGCCGTGCCTTTCGCGCGTGGCGTTCGCTTGTGTGGGACTTCTGTTACTCGCTGCAGGACAAGGTCGCCGCGGGGCTGGCCGACGAGCCAACGCTTGAACAGTTGTTGCCCATGCTGCCGGTATGCGACTTCATCGCATTCCAGGTCGATTTGGCGCAAACACCTCCGCTCGCCGAATCTTCGGCCGAATAATCATGTTCGGCGCATTGATCTTTGGAGCCTCGGCATTCGGCGTCAAGCCGTTCTCGGGTGCGCTAGTCATCGAGGCGACGGGACAACTGACGGCTGCGGTCGGCTTGACGGGGACAGGTGCGGCACGGGCGTCTTCTTCCGGCTCGCTGGCTGCGGAGGCTGTTGTCCATAGCCATCTGGTAGCAATGCGCAGTGCCTCGGGCCTGATGGCACAAGGCTCCGCGGTGGACGGGCACGACTCCATCGTCTGCAATACCGCAGGCCTTGCGGCGCAGTCTGTGCCGCTGCTGGGGGCAGGGTCCGGGGTCGTTTCGTCGGAAGCCTACGTCGAAGCGGCCGCTTCCCTGCTGGGTTATCGCTTGCGCGCGTACGACCAGTTGTTCCCTGCCAATGTTGCGAACGGCGACAAGGTGCAAATCGGGGCACGGCTGTATGAGTGGCGGGCCAATGCCGGACGCTGGCGCCCGGCAGGACCAGCTCCGGTTTGA